CGCATTGGCAAAGCTGCCACCCCTTCTTCTAGCATCCAAGACAGCCGCCTTACTAGCTTCGGCAATCTGTGGAAGCAGTGTTTGTATTTCGTTTCTGACAGTCTGTTGGACGCCAGTAGTCACATTGATGGTTTGGTTCACTGTCACACCACCGCCACCGTTTCTTGTGTGATCAACCACGGTTTCATTAGGATGCAGCATTGCCATAAAACCACCGCGCCCATCCATTCCACCGGCTCTAGCCCCTCTGCCAGTATATCCACCGCCTTCAAATCTTGACAAAGGTGCGCCAGACATTGTTGGCCCTTGCAACGGCCCTACCATCAATGAAGGAACTATTGAACCAGTTATAAAATTAGTGATTTGCTTAACAACAAATATTCTGAATAGTTCTTCAATTATTGATATTGCCATCGTTCTGAAAGCATCACCAACTGATTTTGTGCCTTTGATAACTGACATGAATGAACTTTCAAAGCTACGACTTACAGCTTCGCCAACACTATCAACCTTCTTTTTATACTCGCTTGCTGCTTTCATGGCTGCTTCTGTAGCCGATTTAATCTTGTTCAACTTTTCTTCTGCATCACCCTCAATCTTAATTTTAAGGGGGGTTCTCATCGCATCATCAATAGCCTTGAAAGAAGTAGTAATTAATTCTGCTACGGATCCACCGGCATCTTTTACAGCCTCAAAAAACTCAGGAAACTTCGCTTTTAGTTCATCCATCGCCTTGGTAATCAAACCCAACTGATCAGCCGCTAATCCTGCGGCTAATGCTACCAATGCAAGGGGAGATCGCCTAACTACTTTATTAAATGCAAACATAAGTATCTTACTTGCCGACACCGCTTTTGCAAGAGAGACAAAGTTGTTCGCTGTCGTTAGTACAACTCCGGCTAATTTAATCGCAACAAATAATCCGGCTGCTACTGTTAGGGCTTCCAGGTTATCCGAGACAAAATCTATTAAACCACCCATAAGTTGAAATGCACCGGAAACTGCACCACCTATAAAAGAAACCAATGGACTAAACTGATTTATCAATGCGCCCATCTTTTCAGTAAAGTTATTGAAAGCCGGAATTATGTCATCAAATACACCGGTAAATCTTTCCAACCCACCGCTTGCCATTAATATCCCTGCACCAACACCGGCAAACGCACCGGCGATCATGCCAAGAGGTCCGAATATACTAAATATCTGAGGCCCTTGCATAGAGAAAATTCGGAGTGCATCCGTTCCCATGCTCGCTTGGACTGCAACGTCTTGAACTTGTAAGCCCAACATACCCATTCCGCGAGTTGTCTTTTTCAGACTTCCTTGCAAGCTACGGTTTACATTAGCATGACGCTGCATAACGACATTTGATCTTTGCATCTGCTTGCTAACATTGCCAAGCTGACTTTGGACTTTCTTCATTTCAGGAACGGCATTGCCGACAGCGTTCATTTCAAACGTGAGCTTCTCAACTGCCATCTTTTTCCTGCTCCTGTTTTATATTAAAGTACGCGATCCATTCATAATATTCCGAAACGCTTATATCTTCTATTTCTTCAATCGTCTTGTGTAATAACTCAGCCAATGCCACCAAATTATAACGGAATGGATCGCTCCTTAGTTTTTTTCCTGTTCCTCGACTGATACGGTTTCAAATATCGCACCAAAAACCTTTGCAATAACATTTAATGGTTCACCCATAAGAATGAACTTATCACCTACATCGAAAGCCTTTTCACCTTCTTTGTTCATTGCTTTCAATATGATCATATCAACCATTGCATCCATAGTCGGATTATTAATGAAGTCTTTATGCTTCTTTTGTATCTTGGACATATCCCTTGCTGCGACATCAGTGAAGAACAGGACTAAGGGTCTATCTTCTTCGCCCCATTCTTCTACTTCGAAAGAACCAAGTTCTTTTTCTGCCCTCTTTGCCGCTATTTTTTCAGCTAATGACATTTGATTAGACCGTTCCAATCGCTAATGCGCCGGTAAGCTGTAGCTCTGCATTCAGTGTCGCAATACCATCCAAAGTTGTGCCACGCTCAATAGAAGTTACGATAAAAGTGCCACTATATTTCGTGTCACCGCTGTCTGTTCCTTCCATAAAAAACTCACAATCAAGCGAGTCGCCTTGCACTATATCCTGTTGAACCGCACTATCTGGGTCAAGGTAAAGTGACAAAGAGCCAGTACCGGCTGAAAGTCCTTTTGTGAATGTTCGCGTTGTGTCACCCATACTTGTGGTGTCCACCGCGTCTGTGGTCATGGTGACTGTCCAACTTAACAATTCACCAACTTGTGCAGGGGTGCCGGTTGTAGTAACTAGCTTCACTGCGCCATCTGATCCGAAATGTGTAGCCATAATTAAAACTCCTTGTTACTTGGCTGTCTCTACATCATTAATAGCTGTAACATATCTGACCTGATAAGTCAGCTTTGCCACACCTAAAATTTGATCGGCTTCCCCATCAAACTGAATTTCAGTTGAACTTAGCACTGAACTTTTGGCAAGTCCATTGATAGTGAAATCACCGGCCATTGCTTCTTCAACTTGAACCGCTATCGCATCACAATCATCATCGAAGGTGCTTGTCTCTCTTACATAAACATCGACCTCCAATGACAATTCGCGGTTCATATCTGTCACACCGGCTTGATAGCGTTCACTGCTTTCGCTTCCAGTATAAACACTGATTGCCGGTAATAATGCCTCATTTAAAGGATGCACTCTAGTCGTAAAGACACGGCTGCTAACAAGCGACACCGCTGATGTGAGTGTTGCAGCTACTCGATCCCTTATCTGTTGTCTAACGTGCGCCATCTATTGTTTCTCTAATTGTATAGTTGTGACGCCAGTTCCGTCATGCAGCCAAGCAATTACCTTATAAGTTGCCGAATTGACGGCTAATGTCTGCCCTGCGGCAATGCTTGAAATATCTGTGGTTCTGCAAGTGAAACGCGGTTGCTCTTGGTGGACTTGTGCAGTTCCACCGGCATCCATTGGCACTGTTTCATTGTCAAATATGCCGAGAAGATCAGCCGATTGATAAGTTGCTGTAGTAGCAAAATCTTCAACCGCAAACAATGAAAGCAGATCATTTGCAAAACCTATTGCCATCAATCACCGCTTTCCGGTGTTTCTAACTTTTCCTCTGACTTCTTCAATCCTACTGATCTAGTGGATTTCTTAGCCGTCTTTGCTTTTGGTTTAGCGTCTGTCGCTGCTTCGGCATAACCGCGTTTGATTAGCTTTTCGGCTGTTCTATCTGGCAAGTCATGTTCTTCACCGGCCATCATGTTTCCACCGTGTCCAGTAAAACATTTCTGAATAATCTTAACTTTCATAATATTACCTTCCTTTTAAGGATGATGCGGCATTTCTGCCGCACCGATTAACTTATTAAGAGTGATCAATTTCGTTTGTAATTGCGAAACTAACAGCGTTTCTAACACCAACGTCTAGTTCAGCATGAAGAACCATTCTTACTGTTCCTGCTTTGGAGCCAGTAAATGGATCAACCATGATTGAAGGTGCGCCAAACGATGCAATCATTAACTGTGAGAAATCACCGAAAATCATTGCTGCCGCATCACTGCCGCCATCACCTGGATCAAGTGTTGTTGGCACGTTCGAGCTAAATGCCGCCGGATAACCATAAATCTGGTTCCAAGGATCATTTAACAACATCACACTATCTGTTGACGCAACTCTGACAGTTTGTGCCATTTTCGCTTTTACAGATGGGTGTGTTAGGAAACCAAGAGCGTTGCCATTCACAACACCATTGTCCTCTTCAACCAGTTTCACAAGACCAACCAAGTCTGCCCATGTTAGTGCAGCAACATCAGTATTCGCTGAAATATCAAGATCATTTACACCTGATGTGTTCAAGATACCTGTTGGCTGCCCTGATGAACCAGAACCTTGAATTGCATGGAACTCAATTCTGTCTGCCGCTGAACGAAGCAAGTCATCACGGATAACTTGTTCAATCGCCGGAACGCTCTCCATCATTAACAAGCGTGACAAGTCAACAAATGCACCCATTGTTCTTGGCTGCAATGTAACACCGCCATCTGTTCCGGCTCCGTCAGAAACATCGCCCAGTTCTTCAACAAATGCAGCATTAGCGCCAGTTGCCATTTTCGGCATCTTGATCCGGCCAGTTAGTCCATTCATGTATGTTGCGCCAAGACCGCTTAAAACTTGTTGCGCTCTAAGTGCTTCAATGAACATATCGCCACGATGTCCAGTTGGTACGAAGTCATCAAATACAACTTCTGCACCTGAACCGCCTGTCGCCGCTGTTGATAACGGACCACGTTTCTGCCATGCAAAATCTGGAACATATATTCCTTCTGCTTCGCGTCCAACGTTTTTAGCGATCTCGTCATTCATTTCACGCTCGAAACCGGCTTTTCGCCAATCTCCAGTCACTTGTGCTTGAACCATTCGGCCAAGTGAATATTCGCGCTTTTGCTTGACAGGTGCGTCAACGGCTGCCGGAGCAACGTCTAGTGGTTTATCACCAATTGCATCAAGCAACTGACCACGGAACGCATCCACGCTCATGCCGCTTGCAATCGCTTCATTTCCTAAATCGCGCTTATTGTGCTTTGCTGCGATTTGTAGGATTTCTGCATCATTCTTTCTTGCTGCCTTCACTGCTTCAGCTTTAACAGCATCCAGATTGATGTCATTTTTGACTTCATCAGTCATAGTTACATCCTCCATAGATGGTTGAGTTTTAGGTTTTGCCGGAACAGATCGGCCAACACCCACCAGATTTGACTGATCTGCCGGTACTGAAACGATACTGATTTCCATAGGTGTGGTGGCAACCCGATAATAATCTTCCGGATCGTCATCACGATTTATTCGGCCATCAATACGATAACCTACACTGATGTTTTGTCTGATGCCATCAGTAACATCATCGAACACTTCTGAAGCTAGTCCACTTTTTCCAAAGCGAACTTCTGCGCGTAGACGCCGCGCATCTTCATCGAGTTCAACCCTTTCGACTACACCGATTTGCTTTTCCATGTCATGGTCAAGCAATAAAGGTGCGCGTCCACTGTTTAAGAAGTCCAAACTCATACTTGCTTTAGTATGATCAATGACCTCTAATCCAAATGATCTTTCAACTGGTTCCTCGCTAGAAACACCAACTTTCACTCTTCTTGTGTCAGGATCAATAGCCTTATCTTTTTTATCCATGTAGTGATAACGTGTATTCATATCTTCACGGCTAAAACGATCAATAGATGTTTCCGCTTCCATTTCTCTTTCTTCTTCATCCATATCTACACTCCTAATAATATTAATCACCGATCCCATGCCTGAATGGTTTAAGCAAAAATATGCCAAATCGGGTGTATTTTCATCAACAGTTATTTCCAAATAAGCACCTTCTGATCCTGCATCGCCATTCATAACGACATTATCAGAATATATTTCTCCATCATTATGGGTTCCATCTTCAGTTTCTGACAGCCGCAAATCATGTGTTTCATTGCTTTCATCAGACTGATCAAAACGATATGTATTCCCTTCCATAAACACCAAGGATGGAGACACATCATCCATTCCATCTATATAATATTTATTACCTTCACCGGCTTCATTTTCACCTGGCCTCACTATAACTTTATAAGTTATTGTCTCTTGACGGACTTCAATAGATCGCTTTGTAGACATTGGATGACCTTTCGGAAGTAAATCTGTGTCGTGCTTGCCTGATCGAAACCTACCATTTCGCAACACATAAAGAAAGCTGTTTACTCTTGCATATGCCCATTGTTCTGGACTGTTGACGCTTGGCCTTACTGACTGAGGGTTTGTTTTATACGCACCAACACCACGATTAAACACGACTGAAAGCGTTCTTAGATTAGTTCTTTTACTGGCAACATTGCCAACCTTTTCATTATGATCTTCAACCTTCTTTTTCAGCCCTTCACGAACTGCACCAGTTATTTCTCTTATATTCCGATCTTCATTCTCCAAGCTATCACGAATATTCTTTGACCACCTAAAACCGGCATCACCACCCCATAAAGCCCATGCTATACGTCCGTTTGATGGATAACCATCTTCACCCTGATTAAATCCTTCGGCTTGCTTATCAACTTCATGTCGGCTGAAAAAGCTATACATTCTGATCACTGTATCTTCTGACAGTTCCCTATCATTTACAATGTCTCTGGCTCTAGCAATCCCGACTTCTGTTCCACCGCGTCCAAACTCGCGCCGCCAATCTAAGCCGCGTTGTGCTTCTTCTTTCATTCCTTCTGTGGGTTCATAACTAGCCATCGCCGTCACTCACTTCTGGTTGCACTGGTGCTTTCTG